TGTTTACTTAGAATATAAAAATGCAAATGAATTATCAATTTCTGGATTCAAAGAGTTTCCTTTTGTAGTACCAAGATACTTAAAAGCATCAAACGAAATCTATGGTAGATCACCTGCAATGACAGCTTTGCCAGACGTTAAGATGCTAAACGAAATGTCAAAGACTACAATTAAAGCTGCACAGAAACAAGTAGACCCACCACTATTAGTTCCAGATGATGGTTTCCTACTTCCTGTAAGAACTGTACCTGGTGGACTAAACTTTTATAGAAGTGGTACTAGAGATAGAATTGAACCATTAAACATTGGTGCAAACAATCCATTAGGTTTAAACATGGAAGAGCAAAGAAGAGATGCAATCAGAGCTGTGTTCTATGTCAATCAACTTATGATGCAACAAGGTCCACAAATGACAGCAACAGAAGTTATCCAAAGAAACGAAGAGAAGATGAGATTGCTTGGTCCAGTATTAGGTAGACTACAATCAGAATTATTAAAACCATTAATTGATAGAGTGTTTAATATATTACTTCGTAACAATGTTTTTGTACAAGCACCAGAATTTTTGTCTGGCAGAGATATAGAAATTGAATATGTATCTCCACTTGCCAAAGCACAAAAATCTACAGAGCTACAATCTATTATGAGAGCAATAGAAATCTTAGGTAGCCTTGCAAATGTATCACCAGTATTTGATTATGTTAATTTTGATAATCTTGTTAAACACTTGGCAGACATAGTTGGTATGCCACAAAAATTATTGAAATCACAAAATCAAGTTAATGCTGAAAGACAACAAGCACAAGAACAACAACAACAAATGCAACAAATGCAACAGCTACAACAAGTAGCACAAGCAGGAGGAGATATAGCACCACTAGCGAAAGCATTGCCAGAAGAAGCAAAAGCTGTAGCAAATGCTGAAGTGGAATAGTATGGAATCAAATAAACAGTTAGAAAAACTTATAGAAGGGTTAAGAAAAAATTACGAATACATATTCAATACAGACGAAGGCAAAGAGGTCTTGGTCGATCTTGAAAAAAGATGTCATTATCATTCTACCACTAATGTAAAAGGTGATAGCCATGAGAGTGCATACATGGAAGGACAACGTAGTGTTCTTCTATTTATTAAATCAATGCTACGAAAAGATAAAGGAAAATAATATGTCAAGCGAACAGATAACACAGGAAACTGTGCCTGTAGAAACAACGACTACAGAAACAGTACAACCCACAGCAACACCAACTCCAGTTGCAAAAGCAGATACTCCTGCACCACAAACCTCTTGGAAAGATTCTATTAGTGAAGAGTACAGAGCTGATCCTAATATAGAAAAATTTACTGAGATAGATGCGTTAGCAAAAAGCTACATCAACGCAACTAAAATGATTGGTCAAGATAAAGTTGTTATACCAAATAATAATTCAACAGACGATCAATGGAATGAAGTTTACTCTAAACTTGGTAGACCAGAATCTGCTGATAAATATTCTTTAGATGTAAAATCTGAAGTAGTTAGTTTAGATGAAAATGCAATTAAATCTTTTGCTGAACAATCTCACAAACTAGGTTTAAACAATAAACAGGCTCAAGGTATTTTAGAGTTCTATAAAAATAATATGGAAGGCACAGCTCAACAATCAAAGATTGATACTGAAACTGCACAAGCTCAAGCTGAACAACAGCTAAGAGCAGAGTGGGGTAGAGACTTTGAAGGTAAAGTTAAACAAGCAGGTGCATTAGCAAAAGCTAATATTAATCCAGAAGTTTTAGATATGACTTTATCAAATGGTACTAGAGTTGGAGATCATCCAGAAATCATAAAAGGTTTTGCAAAGATAGCAAACATGATGTCAGAGGATAAAATTCTTGGTACTGAAAGTGAAAATACAAATACTACTAAAGATATTGAATCTGAAATTGCAGCATTATCTAATGATAAAAATGGTCCATACTGGAACAGAATGCACCCAGATCATGATAAAGTAGTACAACAAGTTTACACATTAAGAGAGATGTTAAATGCAAAATGATAATCACCTTAATGATAAAGAAATTCGCTTAGAAATTTTGCGGTTGATAAAGGAAACAGGTTCTGAAATGCAGAAAAATAATCCCTTGCCAACCGCAGACATTTATTATAAGTGGATAAATAGTAAGACAATTCGCAAGAACCTTACAGACAAGAAGGAAAGACTCTAGTCTAACAGACTTTAAATGCAAGAGATGCCTACCATTTGGTGGAGAACCTTTCTGATTATTTTAAATCAACAATAATATGGAGAGACAAATATGTCATCACAAATAACTACAGCTTTTGTACAGCAGTATTCTGCTAACATACAAATGCTATCTCAACAAATGGGATCGTTATTAAGAGACAAAGTCAGAGTTGAAAGTGTTACAGGTAAAAATGCTTTCTTCGATCAAGTTGGCTCAGTAACTGCTGTTTTAAAAACTAGCAGACATTCAGACACTCCACAAATAGACACTCCTCACTCAAGAAGAAGAGTATCTCTTGCGGATTATGAATTTGCTGATCTTATTGATCAACAAGACAAAGTAAGACTCTTAATTGATCCTACTTCATCTTACGCTCAAGCTGCTGCTATGGCAATGGGTAGAGCAATGGATGATGTGATTATTGCAGCTGCAACTGGTACAGCTTTCACAGGCGAAACTGGTGCAACTTCAACTGCTGCTCAAACTGCAATCGCTGCAGGTGGAGCTGGTTTAACAATCGCTAAGTTAAGAACTGCTAAGCAGACTTTTGATTTAGCTAGTGTTGACCCTTCAATCCCAAGACACATCGTTGTGGGACCAGAGCAAATCACAAACCTTTTATCAACTACTGAAGTAACAAGTTCAGATTTCAATACTGTAAAAGCATTAGTACAGGGTGAAATCGACTCGTTCCTTGGGTTTAAATTTACTGTATCAAACAGACTTGCAAAATCTGGCAATGACAGAACTTGCATAGCTTTCGCACAAGATGGAATCACTCTTGCGATTGGAAAAGACGTATCAGCTAGAATAGACGAAAGAGCAGACAAATCTTACGCTACTCAAGTTTACTACTGCCAATCAATCGGTGCTACTAGAATGGAAGAAGCTAAAGTTCTTGGTATAGTATGTCAAGAAGCGTAATAGGAGGATATTAATATGGCGACAGTTTATTCGATACAAAAGACTAAATGGGATCAGAACGTACCTTCCGAAAAGATAGACACTACTGAACTAAGTGGTAGAGTTAGAGTTGCTCATGCAGAGTATGAAGCATCTTCTCTAGCATCTGGTGATGTGATTCAAATGTTTAATTTACCAAATGGAGCAAGAATCCTGTCTGGTAGATTAGCACATGACGCATTAGGTAGTTCAACTACTTTGTCAGTTGGTTACGCTGCTCACAATAATGCCGCTGGTACTGCTGTAAGTGCTTCAGCTGCTGCTTATAAAGCGGCTGCTGCTTCTACTTCTGCAACTGCAGTTAACGCTGCAAACACTATTGCATTAGGTGAAAACTCACTTGTAGACGCTGATAAGGATGGACTTCCTGTTTCAGTAACTATGGGTGGTGCTGCAGGTACTGGTACTATTCAATTAACTATGATGTACGTTGTAGATTAATTACTAAATATTGGGTGGGGGAGTAATCCCCCATCTTTTTATGAAACAGATTAAAGATTTAAAAACAATATTACATTTAAGGAAGGGTAACTATGTTTACCGATATGTATTGGTAGACAGGTTTAAAAATACAGGTAAAGTGCATCATGGTTTTGATGCAAAACTTGAAAGAACTGAACATGAGATTTGGGGATTAGAAAAAGATAGACAGATAAGACGAAAATATATATTAAGGAAATAGTATGGCATCAGTAGTAGACATTTGTAATGGAGCATTAAATCAACTTGGTGCTACAACTATACTTTCACTTACAGAAGATTCAAAAAACGCTAGACTTTGTAATTCAAGATACACTCAAGTAAGAGATGGTGTGTTTAGATCACACCCTTGGAATTGTTTACAGAAAAGAATTGAACTAGCAG